GATTCTTCTGTTGTAGTTAATTTTAAATTTGCCATTATTGCTCCTCTTCTGGCTCTTGTTCATCCACATCTTTTTCTCGCTGGGATGGTATTTTTTCTGTTAAATCTTCTAATGTAAATAGATCAGGCATTATTCTTTAAATCTTTCACTTGCTAATAAATCAGCCCTTTTATGATGCCTGGCTCTATCTAATTCTGCCCAATTATTACTTGAAAATTCTCCTTCAATAGCAGACCAATCATCCTTTTCAATTGCATTTTCTAATGCAGTAGTTTTGCTAATTATAAAATTAGCTCCAGCATTATAAGTTAAATCAACAAGTACAGTTTTTTGAGCTTTAGTTAAATCTTCAAACTTTCTATTTAAACCACCTCTTTTTGTTAACTTTTCGTAAACTTTTTTTGCATTATTATAACTTCCTTTTAAAGCCCATATATGCATGTTATTTAAAGACTCTTCACTCCAATTTACTTTACTTCCAACTTTAACTCCATTAATTCTATCAGCTGCATCATAAAAATTACCTTTAGTCATTATTTTAGCACCTCTTGGGCCTGGGGTGCCTGCCTTTGGAGCTAGCCATCTTGAAGCATTTTTAACGTCTTCTTTAGTTACTCCAGCTTCTATTAAATCATCTTTTGTAAAATTAGATAAATCAATTCCCGAACCAATAGTTAATCCTGACAGCTCTTTAGATGGCCATATACCATAACTTCTAAAGCCTTCATTTTCTTGTATAAAATTTAAGTCTACATCCATTATGCCAATGCCCAATTCTTAGGTTTAGGTACACTTTTCTTCCACTCACCTTCTTTATTCTTCTTCATAGAATTAGGGGGATGGCCATACTTACAAGCGTAGGCTAATGCATCTATTGCATCATCATGTCCCATTCTAGGGCCGAATGTAATTATTTCCCTTTGCAAATCGTAATGATCCTTTTTAAGGTGGATTGTACCCACTGAAAACCTTTGTGCAAGTATTTCTTGTATTCTATCTCTTTTAGACATTCTAGTGCCCGGTTTTTCTGCAGTATACTTAACAGTGAAGTCATTCCTCCTGCGCATTTCTGCGTTAATCGATTGAAATACTGGTTTTGACATAGTCGTATCTTCAATGCAGAATAAGTTAGGGCCGTATATTTTGTTATAGTCGAATATATAGTCCACAATTCCTTTTTTAGAATCGCCTGGTATACCAAGTACAGGTAAAGACCGCTTCCGTAGGTAATCAAGCACATAACAATTATTGTTAATATCAACGCCCACAGCGAGTAGAACAGAGTAATCACTGTCCCTACGAGTGCTATCCGTAGCAGGGTCAACCCCCACAAAGACATTGACAGGGATTTCGTCTCCTTGAGCTTTCCGAATATAGTTAATACCTGATTCTTCATCTCTGTGAAACGATCCGTCCCAATACTTAATATGGTCTCTAGTGAAGATAGCATCTTCATCACTCTGAACCTCCATCATATACTCTTGATAAAACTTTTGTGGCTGCCCACTGTCTGAATAAAACTTCTTCTTTCGTTCCATCTCCTTGTGACCAAACCATGAAGGCCATAGGGGTGTCCCATCTTCTTGTAATGCTTTGTAAGTTATTACTTTCCAAGAATAGTCCTCACCTTGCGCTTTAGCTTTTTCATGCCCTGCAAGTATGTTTGTAATAAATGCATCGAAGTGCACAGGCGTACCATTAATACGAAGCCGCCCAGTGCCAGGCTCCAAAGCAGGAAAAACCACTGCCGTGACAAGATTAGCGATTTTAGAACGAGACTCTGGCGTAACGGTATTATTTTCGTCCTCAAAATCGTCGAGGATGATAAGATCGTATCTTTTATGCAGTTTAGCCCCGCCACGTATACCTGATAGGTTTGACTTCGAGATAAGTTTGCTGCCATTTTTAAGTTCAATGTCATCTTCTGTCCATTTCTTCCCTTTTAAATCACCGAAATAATAACGTATTCTATCATTATATTCCAAATGATATTTTACATAATCTAAATTTGGAACACTAATTTTAGAAGACGCAGCAACCCAGCCATAAAATAATGGGCTTGTGGTAAACACAAAATCATGTACGATAGAACATTTTGTAAGAACTGTTTTACCATGACCCCTTGGTAGTATGACAGCTAGCTGCCGTACGTCTAAATCGTTTAATGCATCACACACCTGATAATGAAAGAAAGGGCTTTCGCTCCTCATAAAGTCGTCAGGCAAAAACAATTTGCCAAATGATATTAAATCATTCTTAGCAAGAAGAAGTTGCTCTTCCATCTTAGAAACATCATGCAGGTTTATATTAGCCATTTATTTCTTTAGGTCTTTCTGCTGCCTCTACCTGCTCAGGAGTAAAACCTTGGAATAATGCACCTGATATCTGTGTAACCTGCGTTTTATTCTTATCTTCCATGTCCATAATATCAGCCAGTTTAAAAAGAGCTTTGAGCTTTGTGTCATCCTTTTCGGACGAGAGAATCACCTCCTTGATGTTCTTAAGTACGAATGTTTCATCTAGATCAAGCTCTTCCATCACTGGCTTTAATTCTTCTTTCATAGCTGTCCTTATTCTTGTAGTTTTAACTAATTGCGCAGATTTAAACTTAGCATAACCAGGATCATTAGTAGGAAATGCTTTTATATATGCGTCTTGAGGAGATGTTCCTCTAGCTAAATGCATAACAAATATTTTCTCATTCTTTGTCATGTCAGTTCTATCTATCAAGACATCGTCAGCTAATTTCCCCCCACCAAAAGAATATATATTAATCCTCTTGGATGTATCCATTTTTGTCTTACTATATACAGGAAAGGTACCCGTGCAGGTACCTATATAATTCACTTCACGTGATTTCCCTTTTTGCTTCTTCATGACACCTTTACGAAGTATCTGAATAATGCATTCATCATCGGCCTTGACCCAGTCGCCAACATTACCTACTTTCCAATCAGATTGAACAATCAATCTATCTGGAAGAATGTCATCTGGGTCGTATACTTTATGATCAACACCGTTTACACGGTAATATCTCATTTACCCTTTAGTCCAATAAGCGTATTCTGCAACAATAGTGCTACCAGATGCTTGTAACTGCACTCCTAAAGAATGGCCCCCTACAGGTAGAAAGCAAAACTCTCCTGCTGCTAATTTACCAAAGACTACATCTCCTGTCATCTCTACATTTAATGTAGTAGTAACATCAGAGCCTCCAGCATCTTTGCCTGTATGTTTTATGTATACATATCTAGTTTGACCATCAGTAGATGGCTGTATAATGTTATTAGCTCCTGTAGTAGTAACTGCTATAGTAGACAGTCCAGCAGAAGGGGCTACAACTGTTAATGCATCTGTAGCAGATAGCCCTAACGTTTCGTTAGTAATGCCGTCTGCACTAGCCAAGGTTAAAGTTGGTGTCAACGTTGCCATCTATTATTCTCCTTGATTGTAACTATTATTAGCATCAGGGTAACTCATTTTGTCAAATGCTTTACCATAATTAAATGCTGCTTGTTTCATTAAGTCAGTATCTTCACCAAACTTTTCATTCCATGATATTGCCTCTGGAGATGGCACTTCGCTACCTAAAGAAGTAATATATCCCTCTTCTGGAGTTAATCCACCTACATAATCTTCAAATGAAAGCCTACCATATTTACCCATATCTCTTCCCATATATTGGTCTAAAAACATTTTGTAAATAGGTTGAGCAGTAAATGCTCTATCTGTTTCATTCATCTGAGAATACTCATTAAATCCCATATTCTCATTCATCATGCTATTTAATATCTTATCTTCTATACTACCTGGCATTATATCTCCTTAATATCCGTATTTAGGCTTTTTTGGAGACTTCTTTTTTGGCTTTGGGTTTGGCTTTTTTGCTTTCTTCAACTTTAATCTCCTTTTGTTGTAACTCTTTCATATATTTATATAACTCAGTAAAGTCTTCTCTTAACCGAACTATCTCTTCTTTTATTTCTAAATGCAATCTATCTATCTTCTCATTTAAACTATATCCGTCTAAACTAGGCATCTATACTCTCCTCTTTTTGTTCTTCTATATGAGCATTAATAGTTGCGAGGCTATCCTCCAAACTATACACTCTATAACTTAAATCCTCTATGGTCTTGCTAAAAGAAGATATTAGTTGCTCTACTTCATAAGCATCCATTAAGTACCTCTCTTTAATTACTCTATAAGCAATTTCTTTAGCGAACGCTTGTTCGCGTTAAGAAGAAATTATGAAACTCCTAAGATATATACATCCGACATCAACTCTAAGGTCTCATCATCAAAATAGTCATTAAGAATAATGTCTCCATATTCAAATGTAGCACATTCATCTTCAAGTTCTTCTTGTATATACTCTATCTCTTCCGTTTTAGTGTCATACTCTATAGTCAAGATATATTTCTTAATCATAAACACTCCTTTTGGTTAGATTGAATACCCACTATATTACTAAGCGTAAAATTAATATGCAATATATTTTTTATGCTTCTAACTACTTGGTTTTATTCACTTTTGGTATTTTACCGACTCGTTGGTCGGAACAGGATCGTCTATCCCAAAATGAATATGATCCGTGGCACAATATTCTGGGCAGGCATAACCAGGCATAGTGTCCAAATGCTTCATGACCGTAATTAGACTCACAGCCACCAAAATTATAATTAAATCCGCCCATGTCATTTAGGCCCCCTTTTTCTGAGAGTAATCTA